ATGCGCAGGTTCGGCAAGATCGTCGTCAAGCCAAACAAGTCGAATCCAAAATACATCGAGGCATCCTACCCCACACCGGTGGACGCCTTCGGACAATGGCCCGGACTGGCGGCGAGGCAGACCACCACCTTCCCGCTCACACCGGAAGGCCGCGACGATGCGGCCGCATGGCTCTCCGCAGCGCGAAAAAGAATCGATGCCGGAGTCTGGCAGCCCGAGAGGATCATCCGAAGGCGTGAGCGGGAGAAAGGCATGACCTTCGCCGAATTCGTGGACAAGTGGAACCGCGTCCGCTTGGAATCGGGAGTGCTGCACGAAGGCACGACGCGGCTGTCGGAGTATTACGGACGCATCCTCTGCAGACGCTTCGGCCACATGGTGCTCGACCGCATCGGCCCGAAAGACATTGAAGCATACGACCAAGAGCTTGCCGCCGAGACCACGGACCACGAGCGGCGCGTCAGGCTCCTCTACCTTCGGCAGATACTCGCCGCCGCCGCCAAACCGGACGCCGACGGCCATTCCGTCATCAAGCGCTCGCCTTTCGATGTCAGGATCCCACCAGTCCGTCGCCGAAGTGAGACCGAACCGGCCACCGCGGAAGAGCTCCGAGTCATCCACGATTCCATGCCACGCCATCTGCGCCTCGCCATCACGCTCGCCATCGCCGCCGGAGGACTGCGCATCGGAGAGGTCTGCGGACTGCAAAGGCAGGACATCGATCTCGATCGCCGCACCATCACCATCCGCCGGACCAGACTCGCCGAGAAACGCTCGATCGCCGGCGACCCGAAGACGCCGGCCAGCCGACGCACGGAGCCACTGCCCGAATCCGTCATCCCGGAAATCAAAGCACACCTCGACAGATGGGTCCAGGACAAACCGGACGCATGGATCTTCCGCAGCCGAATCAGCATCATCCACGACCGAAATTCGCCGATCGCACTATCGAGCATGCGCAGCGACTTCATAGCCGCCCGCCACAAGGCCGGACGCGACGACCTCAGATTCCACGATTTGCGCGTCACCGCGCTCACCATGCTCGCACAACAGGGCGCCACCGTCCGCGAACTCATGGCCGCCGCCGGACACACCACACCCAACATGGCCATCCACTACCAACGCACCACCGAAAAAAGACAGCGGGCGCTCGCCGACAAGGTGGCCGCCACGCTCGATCCGTCCAAGGCGTCGAAGGCGTCCGAGCGTGACCAGGAGATCGCCAGGCTGCGCGCGCGGCTCGCCGAACTAGAGGCGATGGGGGAGTAGATACGGTAAAGCCCGGCTTTCATCGGGCCGGGCTTCGTGATTACTGCTTGGTGAGAGTGCCGCATGAGCTGATCTTTAACTGCTGACCATTACTCACCGTCACTTCCGGATAACCGCCACCAGGGAAGTCGTTCTGGATGATGTTGTCGCCGTTATCGGTGGAGATCTCCCAATAGCAGTCGCTTCCAACCTGGCTTGTGGCGCGGTATGTGCCGGCGTCGATGTCCTTGCCGACCTGCCACACGCCGTCGGAGATGGAATTCTTTTTCGCCTGGTCCACCTGACCGGTCAGGGACTGCAGCTCGGCCTTCTTCGCGTCCACTTTCTTCTGCAGCTCGTCATGCTGCGAATTGAGGTCCTTGATGCCGGCCTTCACGTTGTCTGCTTCGGCGATTGCATCCTTGGCGTCGTTGTAGTCGTCGGCGACCCCGTTGTACTCATCCACGAGGCTGTTGTATTTCTTGATGAGCTTCGCGTAATCCTTGTTGTCCGCCGCCATGCTCTGTGCCACTTCCTTCGTGGCCGCCGACTTGGTGCCTGCAGTGTAGGCGATTGGAGCCGTGGCCAGTACGGCGGCGCAGAACAAGGCGACGCATACGCATGCCGCGGACTTGAAGCTTACGTCGCTTTTCGTCAGAGCTTTGATTTTCGTTTCCAGCTTGTGTGGCTGGTGGATTTTCAGACCATTCTTCGATGACATGGCGTCCCTTTCTCTTTTCTGATGCCCGTTCCAAGCTTAGATAAGACAACACCCCTGCCGCAAAGTAGCTGCAGGGGTGTGTCGTTCAGTCGGACTTCTTTCCGCTCGTGCCATCCATTGGCTCCGAGAGATAATCCGGCACGGCGGCTTGTTGCTGCACGCGCCTGAGCATCTCACGGCTGAGCTCGAGCATCGTGAATTCCTCGATTGGGTGGACACCGGCGTTGTGGACTTCGTCCGGCGTGAGCGTCCCCTGTTCGACAAGCGCTTCGATTGGATTGCGCCCATACGCTCGAGCGATCGTCACGGCATCCTCCGCGGTGAATTCACCCTTGGTCCATTTGCGGTGGAATGTGGTCATTGGGATACCGGCCTTCATCGCGATCTCTCGATTGCTTGCGCCTTCGGCGATCTCCTGCACCCATTCCTCAAATGAATTTTTCATGTTCACCTCCTTTCCAGATTTTCCGTTTATGGAAAATACTGTACCACATCGAGTTGCATATTTTTTCCATCAGTGGTAATTTGTATTCCAGAAACGGAAAACGTTTGAAAGGACGGATGACATGGCAGACGAAAACAAACTGCAAGCTTTGAGAATCTCTCCTGGATTCCTCGACAACCTCCAGAAGGAACGCAACCTCAGCCACGAAGCGTTTCTCGCGGCCTGCGGACTCAATCAGCAAAGGTTCGACGAACTGTGCGAAGGCGCCTGCCCCTCGTATCTGGAATTTTCCAGAATCGTCGACGGATTCGGACTCGCCACCGGAGTCCCCATGGTCCCCGTGGCGCTCGCCGACGCGGCGTGAGGGAGGTGGGGACGATGGCCGATGTGATGGAACCGCCGAAATACATGATCTGGGTGCCACTCAAGGAGGCCGCGGAAATGGTCGGGCTCTGCGAGAAGACGCTTATGAAGATGGCGAAGGAAGGCAAGGTCAAGATCAAACAGCCAAACGGCCCGCACGGCAAGCGCCTCGTCAAGGTCGCGAGCCTGCAGGACTTCGACGCCAAAGCGAAACACGGAATCTGAAAAACACGGAAGGACATGAAATGAAGGACATCAGGAAGGAATGCGTCAAAGCAGTCTTCGACGACTTTGACCAGTGCGGCGACGCCATCAGGCCTGCCGTCAACGGTGAATGGGAGGAGATCGACGCGAGCCGTCCGCTCGGCCACATCGTCGGCTATGTCGACATCTGCGTCGCCGACCTCGTGGACATCGTCGTCGACGCGATCAACAAGGAGCTGTGAGATGAGCTGGATGGACGACGGCGGATTCGAGATCAGGACATTCGCCGACAAGGCCGGGCGAGCGATGGCGCAGATGAGCTTCCGCACCTCCACGGGACACTTCGACATCATCCTCGGCAAGACCGAAGTGCAGCGCATCCGCCGCGAATGCGGACGTGTCATCAAGGAACTCGACCAGAAAAGGGAACGGAAATGACCGACAGCGACTTCCGACGAGAGGACGACGAGAAACCAGCGGAGAAGCCGCGCATGGCGGCCATCCTCCTCCTAGCTCTCTCAGCGGGCCTGTGCCTGTGGGTGCTGTTCGGCACCGACGCGTGCCACCACCCGCTCGAACACGTCGCGGCCTTCGTATGGCTGACCGTGGCCACCCCGCCCATCGCGATGGCGTGGGCGGCCGGACGGAGGCCTGACATGGCCGCCAGACTCGAGTCCATGCTCGGCGTCTGACACCGGCCGGAGAACAAGGACGGGACCAATCGGTCCGACGGTGCGTGGCTGAATCTCCTTATCCATTACTTTCCCGCACATTGCGCGGATTGCATACACACAGCCACGACCAATCGGACACGACGCCCCTGGAGGTTCGAATCCTCCCTCCGGCACTGGGATGCCGGCCGTCAACGCCACCCGGCGGCTTTCCCTTCAGCTTCGCCGCGCGGGAACGATGGAGTCTTCTCTCGTCACTTCTCTTCGGGGCTCCAGCGGACGGCATCCGCCAAACGTCACAACGACAACAGAAAGGACACAAAAATGCCAAAGGCAAGCGACCAGGAACAGGCAGAACGCTGCGCGACCCCGCGCCGAGATCTGAGCAAGAGCGAGTACACCAGCGCCTTCCGCTGGAGGTCCAGGCGGATCGATTCCAGCGTGGCCGCGCATGCGTCGCTGGTGATCGCCGAGAACGACTGTCTCAGCATCGACGAGGCCATCGCCAAGGTGACCGGCGGACGGATGGACTTCCCGAAGCCCGCACCGCATCCGTCTCCGGAGCGTCATGAGCCGATCATCGTCACCGCCGAACCCGAGCATGCGCCGCTCGGCGGGGATGGGGAGGAGCTCGTGTTCGTCGACTTCGACCAGATCCCGCGCGACATGCAGCCCAACAGGACGCCGAATCCACGCTACTACGGCGTGGCCGAGCAGCTCCGCCGCCACGCCGGCCGCTGGGCATGCGTGAAGACCTTCGCCGACCAGAAGGACCCGCGCGAACGCGCCCGCCAGATGCGCCAGCGCATCCGCACCGGCAAGCTCGCGGCCTTCCGTCCGAGCGGACGCTTCGATGCGGTCATCACCACACCGGAACCGGACGGACCCACGCTCGTCTACGCGTCCTGCCGTCCGATGGAGGCGTGAGGGACACCATGGCCGGAGAAACCACACTCGCCATCGTCGGCAACCTCACCGCGGATCCCGAACTGCGCACCACCCAGTCCGGCAAGCAGGTATGCAACGTGACCATCGCGTCCACGCCACGCGTCTTCGACAAGCAGACGAACCAGTGGACCGACGGGCAGGCGCTCTTCCTGCGCTGCACCGCGTGGGGGGATTTCGCCACGCACATCGCCTCGACCCTGTCAAAAGGCATGCGCGTCATAGCACAAGGCAGGCTCACGCAACGCTCATGGCAGGACGAGCAGGGAGCCAACCACACCGTCATCGAAATGCAGCTGGACGAGATCGGGCCAAGCCTGCGCTACGCCACCGCGCAGGTCACCCGCATCAGCCGTCAGCAGGGCCACCAGCCGGCGGGCGGATACACCGGAGGCGCGTCCTTCGGAGCCACGGTGCCGACTGCCGGCCCGCAGGCTCCAGCCACCGACCCATGGGGACAGCCCACCGACGGAGGAGCCGCCTTCGGAGCCTTCGGCACTCCAGGAGACGACGTGGAGAAGGAGCCCGAATTCTGATGATCGAAATCGACATCCCGATCAGTAGGCACATCTGGTGGACCCAGAACCGCCGAAGCCGCACATGGGTGACGCCATACCAGCGGAAGAAAACCGTCAAACGCATCGCCCATCTCATCTTCCTCGACCACATCAACCGGAACGGAGGCAAGCGTCCGGCGGACACGGAGACCGACTGGCCGGTGCACGTCACCGCCATCATCCACCCGCTCACACACGGCAGATTCGACCCCGAAAACGCCGCCCCGATGGTCAAGGCCATCCTCGACGCGGGAACCCAGGCCGGCATGTGGCCCGACGACAACGCCGAATACATCATCGGCCCCGACTACCGGCCCGGCACGCCAAGCCCGGACAAGACCACCTACCACATCACCATCCGCATCGAACAGGCCGACCACCGGTAGCGGGCACGAAAGGACACGACATGGCAAACAACGAAGGATACGCACGCCTGTCCAACGGCCTCTGGCGCAACACCAAGATCCGCAAGATCGCCAGAAAAGACCCACAGGCGCTCGCCGACTGGATCATGGCCATCAGCTTCTGCAGCGACAAGCTCACCGACGGACGACTCACCGAGGACGACATGCTTTTCAACCTCGGCTTCGACGAGGAGTCCATCGACAGGCTCGTCGACCTCGGTCTGCTCGACCAGGACGATGACGGCTGGACCATCCACGGTTATCTCGACCTGCAGAACAGCAAGGCCACCGTGGAGAAATCCAAGGAGGACGCCCGCCAGCGCAAGGCCAGGAGCCGCCGCAGGAACACCGAAACCACCGAAGCCACGCAGTCACACGTGACCGAAACCAAGGTCACATGTGACTCACGCGTGACCTTTAACCAAAACCAAAACCAAAACCAAAACTCTCTCACTCCTAACGTCGTGAGAGAGTGCGCGCCCGTGAACGAAACCGAACAGGAACGCAAGGAACGCGAGCTCATCGACACGTGGACGCCCACCGAAGCCCACCAGGGAGTCGCAGACGAACTCGCCGGCAAAGGCCGGCCACGCGTCGACCTCGACGAACTCGCCACCACCTTCCGTCTCAAGCTCCACGCCAAAGGACTGGAACACTACGGCTACCGCTCCACGCTCGACGGACTCGACAACGCCTTCTTCGAGTGGATTCGCAGCGAATCCCGACAACTCGCCGAAGGCCGACCCGCCCACTCCGGCAAACCCGCCCCCGAGCCGAAGCCACACACGCACACCTGGGCATGCGAGCACGTCCTCGGCCTCCTCGACCGCACCGCCGCCACCGCCACGCCGGACGACGCCGCATGCATGCTCGCCGCCCGGCTCAACGACGGACTCGACCACGCCAAGGCCATGCAGGCGCTCGCCGACGCGGGAGTCGTGGCCCTGGACGGAGGCGCGGCATGAGGGCCCGCGGACAAGTGTTCGCCCACGTCGACTGGCGGCGCATGGACGAATCCCAGCTCGACGGCATGCGGTACGTCGCATACACGCCGACCGGAGTGGTCGACGGACGTTTCGCGCCCATGCCGACGCGCAACGGCCTGCCGATGCCATACCTGGTCGACGAGGCCATCGGCTTCCCGGTCATCCTGCTGACCGCGCCCGACAGGGACAACATCCTCCTGCCGCCATTCGAATCGATCCTCACGCTCGAACGGAAATCCTGAACACCGAAAGGAAAACACCATGGAAGAACAGAACAAGACCACCGAATCCGGACAGGCCGCGGCCGACCTCGACAGGAGCCTCGGACGCCTCGACGCGTACGCCCAGCTCGACAGGCTGGTCACCGGCCTGCAGCAGGCCGCCGGACGCCTCGACGCGTACGCGGCATCGCTCATCGGCAGCGACGACATCATCGTCGACGAGGCCGCCAGCCTCATCCTGCACCTCAACCGCAAGGTCACCGACAGGGCGCACAGCATGCGCAACGCATGCGAGAACCTCGAACAATCCGACCGTCTCCTCGCCGAGAAGGCCAAGAGGAAAAGCCTCATGGACCACATCCTCACCATCCCGCTCGACGGAGAGGACGACTAGCATGACCACCACCAGCACCAAGCCGGAAGCGCTCCTATGGATCGACGTGGAGACCACCGGCCCCGACCGCACCACAGCGCAGATCCTCGAAATCGGCATGGCCTGCACCGACAGCACCGCCACCCAGGACTACGGCGCCTTCCACGCGATCGTCAAACCCGACATCCTCGACATCAGCCGCATCACACCCTGGGCATGGGAGCACCACACAGCCAACGGCCTCATCGCCGAAGTCCGCGCCGCCAGCACACGCCAGAACGGCCCAGCCGCCGTAGGCAACGCCGCGGAGGAATACCTCGAATCACTCGAACAGCGGTTTCAGCTCGTACCAACCGGCACCAACGTCGACTTCGACCTCGGATTCCTCGGACTCCTCGCCATCGACACCAGCCCGCTCAGCTACTGCAAACTCGACCTGACCACCATCAGACGCCTCGTCGCCATCCTCGGAGGCCCCGACCCATACACCAGCCACCACGAAGGCCGACACCGCGTCGAGGACTGCATCACCAGAGACATCCACGACTACCGCCACTACCTCGAAACCATCCAACTCAAGGACAGCGGCAAATGAAACGGAAAGGCGGACGATGGACGGACTAGCCGCATTCATCCTGCTCGCCGCGGTCTTCATCGCATGGCTCGGCGGAGACCACGACGGCCCTGCGGGACCACGGAAATGACACCAACCACGAAAGGAAACACAATGAGCGTGCTCTACCACGGAGGAGCCCCCGACCTCCAACCCGGCGACAGCATCGAACCAGGCCACAGCCGCGACAACTACGACGATTGCCCGATCTGCCGCGCCAGACGAGAAAAAGGCGCGGACGCGATCGAAGGCACCGGACACCCCGAACAGGTGTACTGCACCAGATACCGCGACTACGCCGCCATCTACGCGTCGATGTACGGCAAGGGCGACGTGTACCAGGTGCGCCCAGTCGGAGAACTCGAAGCCTCCGACGAGGACTTCGACGGCTGCTACCGGTGCGACCGGCTGGTGATCGTCAGAGCCGTCGAAAGACACGTCACCCTCACGTCGAAACGCCGTCGCAAGGTCATACGCCTCATGCAACGCCTGGACGACGGCCCCTGCATCAACCCACTGCCACGCAACGCCACCCCGCAGATGGTCGAAAAGTTCATCCAACGCTCCGCCGCCGACACCATGCACATCATGCGCCAGGCCGAAAGGAGCATCCGATGACCGACCACGACACGGAACACAAAGGAATCATCATGACCATCACCGAAGACACCGACATGGACCCAAAACCATACACCCTCACAGCCATCTCCATCGGCCTGGAAGGCGCCGCCACGGGAATGGCGCTCGCCGGCGGCCATTGGCTGCTGTCCCTGCTGTTCCTGCTGCTGACCGTGCTGTTCGCCATCAACGGATGGCGGGCGGTCGGCAGGGCGCGCATGCGGAAGACCGAATGCAGGGAATTCGTCGTCGACGGATGCCACAACCTCATCATCGCCGGCGATGACTGACACCAACCACGAAAGGACAAGGAAATGACCAACCACGAAGTCTGGGACAAGACGATCGAGCTCAACGGAGTCTCAATACAGAGCGTCGTCTGCATGAAGGAATGCTCCGAACTCATCAAAGCGATCAGCAAACGCCTGCGCGGCGAGCTCGACATCGAGAACAACCTCGCCGAGGAGATGGCCGACGTGACCATCAGCCTCTACCAATTGACCCGCATGTACGACGTCGACGACGCCGACGTCCACGCATGGATCGACCGCAAGACCGAACGGCAGCGCAAGCGCAACGCGCTGCAGGGCCATTAAAGCGAGGACACGGAATGAGCGCTCCATCCGCCGAATGGATCATCGGGTATTTCGCGGACGGCATCACGGCCATGCGGACGAAGACCGAGAAGCGATACGGCAAACAGCCACTCGAAATCAGACTCGCCCACGAAGCCGAATGGAAACGCGAATACCGCAGGAAAAGGAAGGAAAACAATGAGAGACAGTGACGCAGACATCGCCATCAACACGCTCAACAAACTCATCACCCAGGAACTCAAGGCCGCACGCGCCGGAAGTTGTCAAGGCAATAGGCCCCTCGAGGAATGCGCGACGACCAGATACAACACCTATGCCTTCGCCAGGGACAAGATCAAAGAGGCGCTCGCTGATGCCGTGGAGGAGCGGGATGCGGGGAATCCTTTCCTGCCCCGGCGTGACGAGTTGGTCACGCAGGACATGCACACCTGCGATTTGTGCGGCCGGTGGTGTTCAGGTCCCGTGTACCGCGTGTGCCTGTGCTACGCGGACCAGTCCAGGGTGGCGTCCGAAGCGTGCGCCGACTGCATGTGGAGGCTTGGATTCAGGCCGGTCAGGACAGTGCCGCTCGCGACGTATTGGCGGTATGAGCGCTGGGTGTCGGAGCATCCGACTGCGGGGAGGTGCTCCGATGATCTATCTGATCGTTGACGGCGAGCTGGTGGACATCCTCACCGAGATGGACGAGGCGCTCGCCAAAGCCAAGAAGCTCGCCGAACATGCGGGCAAGGTCGAAATCGCTGATCTCGTCACCGGAAGACGCACCATCATCAAACAAGCAAGAAAGGGGAATCGCCGATGAACGGATTGGAAGAGGAAGTCAGGCGCGAGAAGGAGACCCTGCGCGGCAGGGCGCCGTCGTTGCGCTCGCCGATCGCCGAGGCGGTCATCCAGGCGTACGCGGACGGCTACACGGCCGGGAGCCTGCGCCAGCCGTCGGACGTGGAGGAGGCCGCCGCGCTCAGATACCTGCTCCGCCAGGGACTGCTGCGCGAGGACATCACCATCATGGCCGCGAAGTTCGCGGTGGCCGGCATGTGCTCGGCCATGGCGGAGGCGCTCGAAAAGGAGGAATCGTGATAAAAGCGCAATACACGAAGCGAAACCACATGCTCAGCATCATCGACACCAACTGCTCGCGCACGCCGACCGTGAGCGCCAAAACCGGATGCGTGGACCTCGTCTTCGAGGATGACGAGACCGCCATAGCGGTACGAGACGCCATCGCCGCCGAACATCCGTTCGAACCGAAGGAGCCGCCGGCGAGCGCCGAACGACGGGACATGGCGGAGATGAGTGGACTGATTTCCGAGCTCGAGGGCGAGGCCACCGAGGAGTACATCGATCTGATCCAGCATCGGAGTGATATGTGCGACTTGCAGTTCTGTCTCGGACGCATGGACGCGTTCTACGCGGCCATCTCGCGTTGCAAGAGGAGGCTCGGGCTCCAGGAAGGGCCGGCCGGCGCGGAGGAGGACGCATGAGCGACATGTACGACCTCATCGAATCCGGCGAGCGCCGCCGGCAGCTCGCGCAGGCATGGGAGGCTGGATACTCCGCCGGATGGACCGATCAGCAATGCGACTTCCCTCCACACACCGCCGACAATCCATTCAAGGAGGACGCCGATGAGTGACAGCATCAATCCGGACCACTACCGCAACGGCCCGTTCGAATGCATCGAGCTGACGCGCCTGCTCAGCTTCGAATGGGGCAACGTGGTCAAATACTGCTTCAGATGGAAAGGCAAGAACGGCGTCGAAGACCTGGACAAGGCCGTATGGTACGCCAAGGACGCAATCATGCACGGCGTCCCGCTCACCGACGAAGGCCACAGGGACGAAGTCGTCGCCCTGCTATCCACACTCGCCGAAGCGGACTGGGCCGACCTGAGAGACGTATGGGCCGTCATGGCAGGAGGATGCAGACAGCATGCCCTGACCATCCTCATACGCAAAATCGCCGAAATCGAAAACGGACGGACGAAGGAGGAATCATGAGACGAATCGTCCAGACCATCAGGCAGATACTCATAATCCCAGCGCTCCTCTCCATCTACCTGGCGCTCGCCATCATCGAACACCGTGAAAGGAGACGAGGGCGGAAATGAGGAAATCCACAGAACGCGACATCATCCGATGGCATGAGCGCGGATACACGGTGGCTGAAATCCGCCGGATCCTGCCGCAATGCACCACCGACGAGATAACCGCCGTCATCAACAACCATCCCACCGAAAACGGCGCTCGCCGACGGTAGAATCTATGCAGAACATCCGTTCGAACCGAAGGAAGTCATGAGGGACACTGAGACGCCATGCCCGAACTGCGGCAATCCAACCACGGCTGGATGGGCCATCTGCCAATCCTGCCTGCGCCGGTATGTCGAGGACGTCGGCTCGCTGGCCCACGTGATTCCGGCACTCCGCGCGCTGGCCGACCGCACCGCCCGCATCGGTGGACGCTCGCACGCGCCATCGCGCGGAGTCGCGCCACTGCCCATCAGCACCCACTGGCAGGAGCAGTGGGAGCGCGCCTCGCGCCTCATGCTTGACATCGCCTCCACCGTCGACATCCGTTACAGCCTGCTCAGGCCGGAATCATGGCGCAAGGCATGGCGCAAGGCCATCTCCAACCGCAACAGCCTGGCGGCCAGCGGCAGGACGCCGGACCTCATGCTCGACCTGCACGCCACGCTCATCGATTTCGACGGCATGATGCGCGAGCGCGATCCTCGTGTGACGGTGGTCTCCTGCACGGAGTGCGGTCAGCGGATAGCGGCCCCGTTCGGCATGAGGGCCGGTGACTGTCCGTCCTGTGGCGTTCGCCTGGATTTGGAGGCGTTGGTCACGGAGCATGAGCGGGACGCGCGTTCGCGCACCGTGGACGGCAGTCCGGCCGAGTTGGCGTCGTGGCTTTCCGATGTCATTGGCCGGCGTGTGTCTCGCAAGCAGGTCGAGTGGCTGTTGCGGTCGGGAAGGCTGCATGGCTGCGAGCGCCTTGGCTCGGGCAGGTGGCGTGTGGTGGCGGGTGAGTTGCTTGATGCGTCGTCGCACGTCGGCTGACGCGACACGCCGAACATTTGTTCGATGTCCGCTCGCCGTTTAATGTGTATGGTGAGCGCGAATTGTGGGTGGCCACTGGTTGCCTTGTTCGTGTCTTTTCGTGATTGGAGGCCATCCGGCGTTTGCCGGATGGCCTTCGTGCTTCGGTAGGCTCAGCGGTAGAGCTTGTGGGACGGCACGGATTCCAATGAGCGGACCACTAACCGGTCATGGTTTCCTTTTCTCAATTGCCCGTCAACGATATGTGCCGTCCCGTGTGTCGCTGGTTCGACTCCAGCTCGAAGCGCTATACACCTCTCTGTCGATGGGGGATTGCGATGTACAAGGTATGCTCCACCTCCGGCTGCCCGCACCTGGTCTCCTCCGGCTCCCTGTGCGACGAGTGCAGGAAAGCCAAGGACAAGCGCCGCTCGCGCGTCCGCAATCCATACACCTCGAAGGCGCATCGTCTCGCACGAGCCCGTGTGCTGGCGAGGGACCCGCGATGCGTCTGCCCAGGCGACGGACATGACGGATGCGGCAGGCACCATGGCCTGTGCGGCGCCCCCAGCACCATCGCCGACCATTGGCCGCTCGAACGCGTCGAGCTCGTCGAAGCCGGACTGGACCCAAACGATCCGGCACGCATGCGCGGCCTGTGCAAGCGTTGCCACGACAGCAAGACCGCGAGAACGAAACCTTCAGGCTTCAACGGCCGAAGCCTTCGCTGATTCATCTCATCTGCTGCACGCATGCGGTACGTCGAGTCAAGCCGACGACGTCCGGCGCGCGCCGCAAGCGTGAGGCGAAGCGGAAAACGAAAAGCGATCAAGTCTTTTTCAATTCGGTTCGCGGCCCGCTGCGAAGACGAACGCGCGGCATTGGAAAACGTTGGAAAATCAACGAAATCAACCCGCCGAAACACCCACGGGGGTACCCCCTAACGGGTTGGTGGCTAGAACCGCCGGAGAGCTGTCTCCGAGGTGCGGAGGGTTCAAAAGTTTCAGAGGGGGTCGGGCGAAAGGCCCGGCCGCCGACAGCGAAGGAACGGCGCGAGGCCGTCCGACGATGGAGGAGACATGCCAAGAGGAGGAAAACGCGTCAGATCCGGTCCGATGCCCGATCCGTCGAGCGGAGCGAGCGAACGCAGGGGATACACTTTGCGCAGTCTGCCGAACACCGAATACAAGGGCCGGCCGCCGAAGTTTCCGCTGCCGCCTTATGTGCTTCGCGATTTCGACAAGGAGTCGCAGGAATGGGTCGAGGACACCGCCGGTTCAGAATCCTGGAACAATCGGGAGGCCGAACTGTGGAAGCAATTGTGGCGTCTGCCGCAGGCGCGCGCGTGGAAACAGCCGCAGCTGAAGTACCTGCACTACCAGATTGCCTCGTACGTGCGCGAATGCGTGATCTGCGAGAGCTCATTGGCGAAGGCCGCGGACGTGGCCGTGAAGATCAGACTCGAGGACCGCATCGGCCTGTCCGAGGCCGGATTGCAGGCGCTCGGCTGGAAGATCTCCGAGGACAACGTCGACATGGCCGCACACGAGGTGCCCGCCACGGACGCGGAGGCCGTCGAGAACGGCATGGACACCAAGATCGTCCAGTTCCCACGCCGGTTGAGGGCGTGACATGGCCGACGATTGGATCATCGACTTCCCGACCCTCGCCGACCTGCAGGACGCATGGGTCTACCGCCATGTGCGACAGCCCGACGGCGCGCTCCGCGGCAAGCCTTTCAGATGGTCCGATTGGCAGTTCTGGTACGCCGCCCACCGTTGGAGGGTGCGCGAGGATGCGGAGTTCGTCCCGCCGGAGGAGGTCACGGTCGATAACCCACTTGTTCTCAATCAGGCTTTCCAGTATCGTCTGACGGGCTGCATCGGCCCGCAGAAGACCGGCAAGGGGCCGACCGAGGCGTCATGCGCCATCCTCGAGGCCTGCGGCCCAGTCGTGTTCGCCGGATGGGCGAAGCCCGGCGACGTGTACCGATGCTCCGACAACGGCTGCCCCTGCGGATGGGTCTACCACTACAATCCGGGCGAACCGAAAGGCATGCGCCACCCGTCACCGCTCATCCAGCTGACCGCGAACTCCGAGGACCAGGTGCGCAACGCCTACCGTCCACTCGTCGCGATGATACGGCTCGGCCCGTTGAAGCAGCTGCTCAAGGTGCGCGAGGGCTTCATCCGCATCCTGCGCCCCGGAATCAACTTGGACGATGACGATCTCGACCTCGACCGCATCGACGTGGTGACCGCATCGGCCACCAGCCGTCTGGGCAACCCGATCTCGGACGCCGAACAGGACGAGGCCGGCCTGTACACCAAGTCGAACGGCATGCTCGACGTGGCCGGCACCCAACGCCGCGGCGCCGCCGGCATGGGCGGCAGAACGCACTTCTGGACCAACGCCTACGACCCCGGCGAAAATTCCTATGCCCAACAGCAATTCGAGACATCGGCATCGGATGTGTGGATCTTCTACCGCAACCCCGACCTCAACCCGGACCTGCGCCACAAGGACGGTACGCCATACAGCTTCAACAACCGGCGCGAACGCCGCAAGATCCTCGAATGGGTGTACGCCGGCAGCCCCTGGGTGCCCTTGGATTCCGTCGAGGCGGAGGCCGAGGCCCTCATGGAGAAGGACCCCGCGCAAGCGGAACGCTTCTTTGGCAACCGCATGGTGCAGGGCGGCGGCGCATGGCTCGAGGACGGACTATGGGAGAGCTGCTATGCGGGACAATAGACCACTCAACAAATCAAGGATGCGGACGATGAGGCAATACAATCTTCCGCTGCTGCAAAAGGTGCGGACAGTTGGCCGATACGACATGCCAATGCTTGCAAAACAGGACGTCACCCCCCCTGACACGTTGATAGGCTTCAATTACGCGACCGGCAAAAAGACAGTCAAGCATTGCGGAATCCATTTCTTCATCGATGACTACCAGTTCCAGAGAGTCTGGAACCAGCCGGACAGATACATCGCACCGCTCAAACGCTTCCAGTGCGTGCTGACACCTGATTTCAGCACATACATGGACATGCCGGAAGCGATGAAGATCTATAACGTCTTCCGAAGCCGTCTGATCGGAGCATACTGGCAGGCCTGCGGACTGAAAGTCATCCCAACACTTCAATGGGCGGGCCCAGAGTCACTCCCGTACTGCTTTTCAGGCATTCCAAACAACTCCACCGTCGCGGTAAGCACGGTCGGAACGAACGACAATCCGACGGCAGAACTCTATTGGCGGCTCGGCATGCGATACGCGATCGACAGGCTCGAACCGGAAAAGATTCTCCTCTACGGAGATGCCATTCCGTTTTTCGACTTCAGTGGCATCGAAGTGGTCACATACAAAAACAGCAATGCGGAAAGGATGAAAAAATGGGCGGAAGAGGATCAAGCTCAGGCACAGGACGTGGCGGACATGGCGGCGGAGGGGGAGGCTCTTCCTCTGACCTTTCATCCGTAAGCGACACGGATCTCACCAAGATGATGCGCGACGCGGGAAACCGCATGGACACCGCATCGGAAATCATGCAGAGAACCGCGCACGGAGCCACGCAATACAACCAGCGCATGCCGGAAAGCGTCTTTCCAGAGGCAACCAAGGCGAACTACGACAAATACCGGGCAGCCTCCAAGGCATTCCGCACCGCCAGGGCACAGCGCGACAGAATCTCCGACGAACAGATCCGACGCCAACCAAAATCAAGCGGCACAAGCCACGCATTCGTCAATTCCTTCGGCGAAGCGACGACAAGGGAGATCACAAACCAGAACTACCAGCGCTCGCAGAAGAGTTTGTCAAAATCGGTCTTGAGGAACATGGGATATTAGCGTGTCCGAGCATGAGCTTTGGCTTGAGAACCCGTCGAAGGGCACCGAGGTGTGCCTCGGCTTCGACGGCTCCGAGAACGACGACTGGACATGCATCAAGGCCGAAACACGCGAGGGCTTCATCTTCACTCCGCGCTACGGCGAGGACCGGCGTCCCACCATCTGGAACCCGAAGACATGGGGCGGTCGAATCCCGCGCAGCGAGGTCAACGCCGCCATGGACGAGCTCAACGACCGGTACAAGATCGTGCGCGCCTACTGCGACCCCGGATTCCGCGACGAGGTGTCGTGGGAGTCGCAGATCGAGGCATGGGACTCCCAATACGGGCCGAAGAAGTACATTCCCTGGTCGATGAGCGGCTCCAGCCGCATCACCGCCGTCTGGGAGGCATTGAAACGCTTCGAATCCGACCTCGAGCACCACGCCATCACCCAGGATGGCTGTCCGATCACCATCACGCACATGCGCAACGCAAGACGCTTCGCCAAGTCCGGCGAACGGTACGGGCTCGGCAAGCCAAAACAGACAAGGAAAATCGACGCGGCGGTCACCAGCGTGCTCGCACATGAGGCGGCATGCGACGCGCGCGCCGCCGGCTGGGGCAGGAAACGCAAGGCCTACCTGCTGACCGGCTCGACAACAAGGGGATTCTGAATGATTCGCACCGCCGCGGACGTGAACCGTATGGCGAACCTGCTCGCCATGAAGATAGAGCAGCGACGCTCGGACATTAGGAAGCACACGGACTACGTGCGCGGCAAGCGTGGCACCCTGAAATTCGCGTCCGACGAATTCAAACGCTACATGTCGGATCGTTTCAGCGGATTCGCCGATAACTGGTGCCTGCCTGTGGCGCAGGCGCCCGTGGAACGCATCCACTTCCGAGGCTTCATCCCATACGGCGACGTCGAACTCGACTCGCACGTGATGCGCGTGTGGGAGCGCAACGACTGCGACCGCAAACTGCAGGAGACCGCCCTGATGATGACCACCACAGGCAGAGCCTTCGGCCTGGTCACCTCGATGCCGGACGGCAGGGCGCGCATAAGTTTCGAACACCCCGACTCGGCGGCTGTCCACTACGATCCGCTCACCGGCGAGGTCGACGCCGGCCTCCTGGTCAGATACGACGAGGAGCACGAATTCGGCACGCTGCTGCTGCCCGACGTGGTCTTCGACGTGGTGCGCGTCCGCGCGGGCGGAGACGACGAACGAGACCGTCTGCCGCCGGGCGTCGAGGGATGGATGTTCCTGCCGGACTCCGCCCGCCCGAACCCGCTCGGACGAGTGCCATTGGTCGAATTCCGCAATCAGATGCTCCTGGACGACCTGCCGATCAGTGATGTGGAGCAGGTCGAATCGATGCAGGACGCCGTCAACGTTTGCTGGGCCTACACGCTCAACGCCCTGGACTTCGCGTCCATGCCGGCGAGGGTGATACTCGGCGGCGATTCGCTGTCCGAGCCGGTGTTCGACAAGGCAACCGGCGAGCAGGTCGGCGAGCGTCCCGTGAATCTTGACAAGCAGGTCATGGAGCGCATCATGCAGATCACCGGCGACAACGTGTCGATCGGCGAATGGACCGCCAGCAACCTGCAGGCGTTCCTGCCGATCATCCAAAAAGCCGTCGAGCACATCGCGGCAGAGACCCGCACTCCTGGCCATTATCTGCTGACGAACGCGGAGGTGCCGGCCACCGGCTACGAGGTCGCGGAAGCCGGACTCGTGTCGAAGACCTTGGAGCGTATCAGCTTCATGCGTCAGCCGGTGCGCGAATTGTGCGAGATGGCCATGACGCTCGAGGACGACGAGGAATCCGCCCGCATCCTCGAGGATTCAAAAGTCGTGTTCGCCACACCGCAATACCGGTCCGAGGCCTTGATGGCCGACGCGATGCTCAAATACAAGCAGCTCGGCTACCCCCTGCAGTGGATAGCAGAGCAGATGGGCCAGAGTCCGGAGGACATCAAACGCATCATGCGCATGGTGGACGACGAGAATCACGATCCGGAGATGGCTGAGATAGCACGAAGCCTGCAGGTCGGAGGTGCATCTGATGATGGTGATGCTGGAGAGCCTGTCGGACAGCCGTAACACACTGGCCCGACTCTGCCTGCTGGCCGTGAGGGCGGCGGACAAAACATGGAAGGGCGTGGATCCGAGGCGGGTGCGTGACAGCTGGAATCGGACAAACGCCGATTTCCTTACGCTCTTCGCCACACTGCAGACCCGCGCCGCGAGCGATGCGATGGACTCGTCCACGTTGATGCTCGCCGAACAGGGCGACTACGTGCGCCCTGACGGTATTGCGAATCCCCTCGCCTTCGGGACGGGTTTCGCACCGAGCGGCATCGACCTCGAATCGTATTTCGATATCCCGGTGACGCGCACTTTGTCGGCCATCAAGTCAGGCATGGGTGAATCCGATGCCATGATGGTAGGTCGTGCTACGCTTCGCCAGATGGCCATGCAGGCCATCGAGGACACGTCAATCAGCGCGATGGGCGTCAGCATCACGCAACGTGCCGGCGTCGGCTACGTGCGTGTCGAATCACCCGACTGTTGCCCACGATGCGCCATCCTCGCCGGAAAATACTTCCGGCACAACAACGACTTCCTTCGTCATCCGAAATGCCACGGTCGCACCATTCCCTGCAAAGGCAAGGACAAGGCCGAGAAACAAGGCTGGATCACATCGCCGATGGACCGCTTCAACGGCATGAGCGAAGAGGAGCAGGACAAGGTCTTCGGACATGCCGACGCGCAGGCCATCAGGGACGGCGCCGACATCTACCAGGTCGTCAACGCGCATCGAGGCATGCGGCCGGTCGGACGCGGCAACATCCGCATGACAACGTCCGAAGGCACCAGCCGCTACGGGTGGAGTCGCATGATCCGCAAATACGAATACGGCCAACGCCAGAGGCGCAGGCTCACGCCGGAAGGCATCTACAGCTTCAACCTCCCTCGCGAGCAGACCATCGAACTTCTGAAGCGCGAGGGCTACATCCTGCCCGACAAATGGCGCGAGCAGGTGCCGGAGCTTCGCCGCAGCCAATGGCTGCACGACAACGGATACCGTCAGGGACGTCATGAGGAGCTGACCGCGGCGCAGAAGCGTCTGCTCAATGCGCGGCTCCGCTACGAGGCCGCATTGGACGGCCGCAATCCCTATCAGCCAGGCAGTCCGGTCACGCCGGATGTGCTGGCGAAGGCCGAGAACTCGTATCGTCGCTGGCTTTCCAGCAACGGCGAAAAATACATCCAGTAAAAGGAAGGAAACATCATCATGTCCGATGGACAGCAGCAGGATCCGAACACCGGCGATCCGGGCGCGCAGGAGCCGACCGTCGACTGGCACGACAAGTTCCTCGGCCAGAAGAAGGTCAACACCGACCTAGAGGCGAAGCTCAAGGCTGCCTATGAGAAGGCCGACCGCGTGGACGACTTGGAGAAGCAGGTCGCCGACTGGGAGCAGCGTGGCAAGGAATTCGAATCCGCGCAGGCCACGATAGCCGGACTGCAGAAGCAGGTGCTCCAGGCGAATGTCACCGCCGCGGCCACCGGCAAGCTCATCAATCCGGGCGACGCGTTGAAGCTCATCGATTTCTCCGACCTGACCGCTGACGATCAGGGAGGATACGACCAGAAGGCGATTTCCAAGAAAATCGACGATCTGGTCACGGCACACCCGTATCTCGCGCAAGGCGGGAACAAGGCTGGTCTGACGGGAATCATCCCACCGTCAGGCGCCCGTGATGGCGATCATCAGGCGGGACAGCTTACCAGGGACGATCTGAAGAACATGACCCCGAAGCAGATCGAGGAGGCGCGCCGCAAGGGCCGTCTGGATGACCTGCTCGCAGGCCGCAGCAAGTAAGGAGGCCACCAGTAATGGCAATCACCAATTTCATTCCCGAGGTATGGTCCGCCGCCATCCTCGAAGCCCTGCGCGCGAAGCTCGTCTTCCCGAGCCTGTGCAACCGCGATTACGAGGGCGACATCCGTGAGGCCGGCGACACCGTACACATCACCGGATACGACGACGTGACTGTGCACAAGTACGTCCGCGGCCAGGCGATCACCGTCGACGATGTCAATGACAAGGAAGCAGCCGTTCTTGAAATCAATCAGTCCGACTATTTCGCCTTCAAGGTCAACGACCTCGACAAGGCTCAGGCCAAGGCGGACATGACTGGAAAGTTCACCAATTCCGCCGCCTACAACATGATGAAGAACGTGGAGAACTACATCTCTAATCTCATGGACACTGCCGTCAGTACGCCGGCGAAGACCGTGGACGTCGGCACCCCCGCCGACGCGTATCTCGCCGTCGTGGAAGCCGGACGGAAGCTTGATGTGCAGGACGTGCCTGACGAGGGACGCTGGCTCGTCGTCAGCCCCGACTTCTACGCGCTCCTGCTGCAGGACTCCCGCTTCATCGAAGGCACAGAAGCGGGCCATAATACGCTGCTCAACGGCGTGGTCGGCCAGGTGCGCGGCTTCACTGTCGTGAAGTCCAACAATGTGCCGCACAAGTCCGCCAGCCCGGACACGCAGTCCATTCTCGCCGGCACCAACGCTGCCGTCACCTTCGCACAGCAGGTCAGCAACGTCGAGGCTATGCGCATGCAGACCGACTTCGCCGATATGGTGCGCGGCCTCGACCTGTACGGCGCCAAGGTCATCCGCCCCGAGTGCCTGACCAAGATTACCTTGAACCTCTCCACCACCACCGGCCGTTCCCTGCAGGATGCGCAGACCCCTGTCGTGAGCGGTACCACCGCAGACAGCGACGGTGAAGAGGATGCTGCTGCAGGCAAGAAGAGCGGCAAGTAGTCGAGTCCGATGATCGGAGGCTGAAATGACCGCACTGGCCACCTTGGACGACCTGAAACATAACGGCATCGAAGTGACCGATGAGCAGACGGCAACCAGTCTGCTCGACTCGGTCTCCGAAGCCGTCCGCTCGGCCGCCGGCTGTCCGATCACACTCGGCGAATGGACCGTCGACATCCCCGGAGAACAGTCCAGGAAACTCGACCTGCCATGCAAGGCCGTCAGAGGCGTCTCCAAGGTGCTCATCGACGGCAAGACCGTCGACGACTGGCGGCTCCTCGGATCCGCACTCTACCGTGAAGAGCCGTGGAGCCCCTTCGGACGCATCCCGTCGGTCGTGACCGTCACCTTCACGGGTGGCTGGAATCCGATACCCGCCGATATCGTCAGACTGGTCTGCTCGTACGTCGCAGCCGGACTTCACCAGCTCGAGGACGGAGGCCCCGGCGCCCACGTCGGCGTCAGCTACGAACGTGTCGACGACGCACAGGTCGGATACGCGCAAGGCGATGCCGCCCAAATCGACGTGACCAAACTGCCGGAAGCGACCAAGCGCAGCCTGCGCAACCGCTTCGGCGCGAACGTCTCTTCGATAGGGGTGTTCCGATGAGAATCAGCGCATCATTCCTCTCCAAGGCCCGCCGTGACGCGGAAGACCTCATGACCGACCAGTGCGTCGTCACCCGCCCCGGAGACACCACAACGGATCCGGACACGGGACTGCCGGACACCGGCAAGGAGCAGGTGTACGAAGGCAGCTGCAAGGTGCAGACCGGCGGAGGCCTCGCCAGCGAGCAGACCGAAGGCAGCGCGGCCCAAGCCATGGGCGCCGTAAGTCTCGTCTGGTCGCTGTACGTGCATTTCCCTTACGACACGTCCGGCCTGCGTGCCGGTGACGTGGTGGAGGTCACGGAATCCGCTAATCCGCTGCTCATCGGCAGGCGGCTCAGGCTCGTCTCGCCTCAAAGCGAGAAGACGCACGCCACCGCCTGCCGGTGGAACGTGAAGGAGGACGCATGAGTGGACTGTTCGACGCTTCGCAGTTGACGGCTTTCGGCGACAAGCTGCTTGCGAAGGGCGTGGCTCGCCGCGCTTTGATCTCCGCTTCGGTGAAGAAGGGCGCGCAGAACGTCAAAAACGACATTCGCGAAGACCTCTCCGGCTCAGGCAACAAGGCATTTCGACGCATCCCCATCACCTACGAGGTGATGGAAGCGCCGGGACGCATCACAGCCGAGATCGGCCCGTCGAAGGGCGGCGCCGGCAGCCTCGCCAACATCGCCTTCTTCGGCACCGCAAAGGGCGGTGGAACGCACGAATTCTACGAGCATGGCGAGAAGGAACTGCCGAAGCTTGCCGAATACGTCGCCAAATTCGCCGTGGAGGTGGTCTGAATGACGTCGATCATGACACTGACTGACACCATCCTCGACCATATCCCACAGCCAGCAAAAAGCTGGGCCGTGTACCGGCAGACCGCGCCGAAACCGACCGACAAGCCACCGTGGATCATCGAGACGGTCACCACGAACGGTCACATAGTCGGGGAGACGCAGCATGTGCATTGCGGCATCGGCACTTTGCTGGTGCGCATTGTGAGCACCACCACCGATTCCGTCAACGTGCTGGCCGATGACCTCATGATTCCAGCCTTGGCTGGGAAACGGTTCGTCGCCCAGGGCTTCGACACCGGCTGCCTGACCCTGTTCTCCGATTCCGGCGCGTATGCGGCCGGACTTACCGCAGAGGACACGGGCCTGCTCTATCAGGTTCGCCTGTTGACTTTCAAATTCAACTGGTCACGCATGTGACCCCAAAATTTAAGGAGAAGTCATGGTTTTGACTCTTGGAACTGAAGTTCCTTCCACACCGGCGGACGGTCTGGTCAACACGATCTGGGTGCCGTCCATCAAAAACATCCAGAAGCCGACCGCTGCGGAGATCGGCGCCGGCACCGACCTGAGCAACTACGTCACTCTGGGCGGCTGGTCGTGCTCGCCGTCGCAGGATTCCATTTCCGACCAGCGCGAGAACAGCGCGCAGGATTATGAGAATCCCGGACGCAAGAAGATCAGTGGCCCGAGCATCGAGGTCATCGACAACACCAACACTTCGCATTCCACGCAGAACATGGCGATGGAGACGTTGACCGAGGGTGCGGAAGGCTACTTCGTGCGCCGCTACGGCAAGCCGACCGACAACACCTTCACAGCCGGAGACGTGGTGAACGTCTACTCGGTCCGCATCGGCATGAGCGCCAAGGTGGCGATCGCCGCGAACAGCGTGCTGCGCAGCAAGGTCAATTTCTCCGTTCGCGCTCCCGGCTGGGCGGAGAACGTGAAGGTCGCCTGATTGATTCTTCCCGCATCGGACTTTCGTTCCTTTCGCCGGTGCGGGACCCTCTTTTCTCTTTTCCGGCAAAGGGACATGAATATTAGAGCGAAGGAACACATATGCTTAAAGTCACCAGACGCACTCGTGAGGTTGATATTATCCTCAACCAGCAGACCGCCGAGGACATCGCCAGATTGGGTGATGCGTTGGCCGAGGAGACCACGCGCGAACAGGTCACGGAGGCTGGGACTAACCGGCAAGCTAAGGCCACCGCCAAACGCATAGAACAGCTCCGCGAACAGGCGGATGCGGAGACATTGAAGCTCACGTTGCGGGCGTTGCCGGTCAGCAAGTGGGCGCAGGCACTGGCCGCGCACCGCAATAAGAACGGCACGAACGACATGTTCGGCACCGCCGCCGCGGCATTGCCTCTCATGCTTGACTCCGCGACCATCGGCGGCAAGCCGGTGGCCGACGAGGACAAGACCGAACAGGCGTGGCGCAATCTGTTCGACGAACTCACCGATGGCCAGTTCACGCCGCTATGGCGGGCCATCGCCGAACTGAACGGCACCGCAGCGGACCCAAAAGCGGCATTCGACCTCGCCTCGAAGGTTCTCCACAATTAGTCGAGGATCTGCGCATCTGCCGCCAGCTCGGCATCTCTTATAAGCGTTTCATGGGCTGGCGTCCGAGCAGGGGCGATGAGGTCGAATGGGATGAGACGGAGCGTAATTGGATGCGCTCGTTGGCGGAATACGAACGGTCATTGTGCCCCATGTGCGGTTTGCCTCGTTCGATCTGCCAAGACCCGAAGGCCGAACTCACCCTGCATGCCGAAACCAGCGTCTGCTGGGCCACCGCGCACATGCAGCAGGCCATGAAACGGTGGACAGAGGCCAACGGCAATGGCAATCCGGCCGCGAACGCCCTGGTGGCGCATTTGACCTGATTTTTGGAGGATGCTTTGGCGGGGAACAAGAACATTGTCATCCGGTTGATGGCGGACACAGCCTCATATGAGGCTGCGATGACCCGTGCCGGAAGCACCGCGAAGACGGTCGCGTCCGGTATGGAGAACACCGGCCGCAAGTCCGCGCTCATCGCCAGTGGCATGACCGCCGCAGGGCTGGCCGTAGCCGCGTTCGGCGTGGCTGCGGTGAAGATGGCCGCGGACTTCGACCAGCAGATGAGCACCGTGCAGGCGAACACCGGCGCGACC